GACGTCCGGCGTGTCCTCGACGTCCGGCGTGTCCTCGACGTCCGGCGTGTCCTCGACGTCCGGCGTGTCCTCGACGTCCGGCGTGTCCTCGACGTCCGGCGTGTCCTCGACGTCCGGCGTGTCCTCGGTCTTGCGGCGTACCATCAGGCGGTCACCGTCAAGATGCCGTGGGACTTCTCGTTGCCGTAGCGGAGGCCGATCTCGCCGTAAATCTGGACCTTGTCAGAGGCCCCGGTCTTAGCCAGCGGCTCAGCAAAGAAGTGCCCCTTGCCGGGGATCTCCAGGAAAGCGGGGTAGAGCTCTTCGAGGGAGGCAACGACCAGCTGCTCGGCCGGCATGTACCGGTTCAACATGATGTTGCAGGACCCGAAGTCCGTCTCGATTGTCTGGACATTGACGCCACCGACGTTGCGGGTGGCCTCCTGGTAGCGGGCATCCTTGATGAAGATCCGGGTGAGCGCCCGCTTCAGCTTTGCGTTCACGATGAGGGTCCTGGTCTCGGAGACCTGGATACCTCCGTTCTCCCAGACCTTTTGCATGAGGTCGAGGACGTCGTCAGAGGTGAGGTCGGCCGCCGTGTGCGTGGTGGTCGCCTTGTTCGTGGCGATGGCCTCGATCAGGCCACGGGTCTTGCGTGCCGTCGTGTTGTCGGTGGGCTTCTGGTACTTGCCGGTGATGAAGGTCTTCTCGACGTCGCGCGCGATCTGCTTGAGCTGCTGCTCGATCTGCCAGGCGAGCTCATCGGCGGGCATGACGGCGGAGCCGATGGTGACCGTCGGCTGGTTGCCAGTGGCACGCTGGCCGGTGGCTCCCTGCTTCGTGTAAGACACCTCGACGGCCTCCTGGTGGATCTCCAGGACGTTGGAGGCGTTGTAGCGGGTACGGGCCTCACCGTCGGGGGCGGCGGCCCCCTCAGTGCGCTGCCGGTCGTCGGCGGCATCACGCAGGTCATAGCCCTGCCACTCGAAAAATGTTGCGGCGACGGACTGGCCGCCGGTCAGACCTCCGATAGCGGACAGGAGAGGCGTATCCTCAGGGGACGCCCCGAAAAGCTCGCCCACGTAGTTGGGCAGGTTATAGGTGGTGCCAAGCCCTGTAATTCCGGGCATTTTTGGCCTCCGTTCAGTAGTGTATCAGCATTAGCGGCCGCTGAGCATGGACGCCTTGAGGGCGCTAGCAAGCGCCCTGTCACCGGTCTTTTCTGCGGCGGCGATCTGCTCCAGCAGGGTGGGGGTTTTCTTGTCAGGGGTGGAGACGTTGAAAGCGCCCCAGGACGGAGGGGCCGGCTCGGACGCTGGGGCGCTAGCAGCGGCGCCTTTCCAGTCATTGAGGGCCTTCGCCCATGCCTCTAGGTCGTCGCCCGGCCCCTTGAGGAGGTCCGCGGGGACTCCCGTCGCGGCGGAAACCGCCATGCGGGCGTTCTCAGCCTTGAGCTGGGCAAGCTCTTCCTGCACGGAGGAGAGCTGCTTGGCCTGCTCGTCGGCGTCGGCCTGACTCGCGGTGCGGGCTTCCTCGAGCTGCTTGCGCAGGAGCGCAGCTTCTTTCGCTGCCTGCTTGTGCAGCTCTCGCTCTGCGTCGAGGGCGCGCTTGCCGCCCTCGCCGAGGGGTTCGTCTCCGGCTGCCTGGGGCGTCGTGCCTTCGGCGTTGGTCGGCTGCTCGTCGGTGTCGGCCTGGCTTGCGGGTGTGGCGGTGGTGTCGGTGGGCATTGGGTCTCCTTCTGCGGCGTCGCGCCGCGACAAAAGCCAGGCAATATCGTCCTGCCTGGCTGGTGGTTCACAGTGACGGCTTGATGCCGTCGGTGAGGCTTTCGGGGTGCATCCGCCGCATGTAGGCGAGCACGTTCTCGGGGGACGCTGGCTGCCCGGCGTCTAGTGCCGCGCGGCGGGCCTGCTCGTACATGGCGTGCATGGCGTCGGGGTCGTAGCCCTCGATGTGGGCCGGGCCTCGCCCCCATTCGGGGACGATCTGGCAGTGGCAGTCGTCGTGGAATCGGCCGGCCTTGTCCTCGCTGTGGTAGACGAATCCGCGGGAGGCGAGCATGGCGCAGAAAGCGCACGTGTGGGCGCCAGCCGGGACCCGCGCCCACCTGGGGCGGGCGGGGTCATGGGCAACGTTCCTGGCGACCGTAGCGCGGGACATGTACGTCACGTACCTCTGCGTGGCACTGGACAGGACCGCGAGCGCCTGGTCCGGGGTGCTGGTGAACAGGTGGCCGGCGGCGTAGCGGACGGTCTGGGCGACCTGGGTGTCGTCCACGGGGTCCGCCAGGACCGCCTCATAGGGGGTGCCGACGGCGCCAGCGCGCAGCCCCTCGAACCACTCGGCTGCCGCGGCAGCGGCGGCGTCCCCATACAACTGGGTCAGGCGCGGCAGGAACTCAATCAGCTCGTCTCTGGCTGCCTCAGGGAGGGTCAGATCCAGAGAGCGGAAGAACGCTGTGAGGTCGTCCTGTGCGGCCGTCGTGAGGCGGCTGGTGGCGGTGGAGAGCCGGTTAACGTCCTGCCTCGTCGTCATCGTCGCCTCTCACGCGCCTGCGCCTACGGCGCCGCCTGCGGCGCCCGCGCTCGTCCTCGTCGTCCTGGTCCTGGTCGTCGCGCTCGTCCTCGGCCTCCTCGGGGTCCTCGTCCTCGGGGGTGTCGGGGTCCTGGTCATCCTCCGGCTCCTCGTCCGGCCCAGCCTCATCCTCGGCGCGGCCAGCCAGGAGCTTGTCGAGGACGCCGGCAGCCTGGGCCCGGCGGATCTGGGAGCGGATACGGATGATCTGCTCCGCCGTGTAACCGAGCTCCTCCAGGGCCACATCCGTCTGGGCGAGCTCCGGAATCGCGCTGATCTGCTTGACCATCGCATCAGACTGGGAGACGACCGACGGCATCGCCGGGTTGCGCCACCTGGTGGATACGCGCGCCAGCTCGTCGTCCATGTCGTAGGCGCTGCCTCCATCGCGGAGGAGCACCATGTTCTGGATGACCCGGTCGAGGGCGTACCCGTTGGCCCGGTTGAGGGCGGTGGCCTCGATGACGAGGTCTTCCTTGCTCGCGTAGATCGCCTCGGCGGACGATGGATTGTCCTGGACGATCCCCAAGGACGAGATCGGCACGCACGACGCAGCCGAAAACTCGGCAGCCAGGGATCGGCGCATCTCCAGAAACGGCGTCATGGCCTGCTGGGGGATGACCTGTAGCTGCGGCAGCTGGCCGTCCTCATCCCGGGGGAGGGTCTTCATCCGGCCCATGTACCAGGTCCACAGAGGCGTTTTATTGCCGTCCTCATCCACGAAATCCGCCGAGTCCGCGCCGAGGAGGAGCAGCGCCGGGGCCGCATACAGGTCGGATGAGATCTCCATCCGATACCCGGCGCGCACAGCCCGGTCCGTGATCGACATGACCTCACGAGTGATCCGGGAGCGCCCGAAAGGCCTGGCGATGGAGGGCTGGTGAGCGAGCAGCTCGATGGGGGTGCGGCCGAGGCCGTGGCGGCGCGTGTACTCGACCTGCCAGCCGTGGCCCTCGCCAGTAGTCATGGAGGTCACCGTCTCCGGTGTCATCATGACCAGGGCGGTAGGGCGGCCCAGGTCGTCCACGGCCGTGACCACGAGGCCGGCGGACAGGGCGCGGCGCCGGGAGTCCCAGATGCCGGTGGCCCACTCCGCGGAGGCGGAGGAGACGATCACGGCAGGGTCGCCGGCCTGCACGTCCCCAGGCAGGGTCGCCATGAACGCGCAGGAGTAGGTGAGCTCAGCGTCGATCGCCTGCGGCACCTCCAAGCTGAACCTGTTGGCGTGGAGGAGCATTGACAGGTCGAACGGGTCTTCCGCGCCGGAGGGGACCGTGATGCCGTCCCACATGCACCGGGCGGCCAGGGCGGTGACGGCCTTACCGGGCCAGCCACAGACCACGTTGAGGGCGTCCCGCATATACGTGGGCACGGAGGCGCCCAAATAGTTCAGGATCACGTGCATATCCCGGTATGCGCGCCGCAGGGCGTTGCGCTCACGCTTGCGTTCCCACTGACGTATCAGACCACGAAAAACATCCTGATCGACGTCAGACAGGTTGGCGACCTGGGTGCTGGAGGGGATCATCATGCGGTCATCACCACGCCTCTGCTCCTCCCACCGTCGCTCTTGGGCCTTCTCTTGGTCGTTTTGGTGGCCCACAGGGCCAGAGTGATGGCGTCCAGGCCCGCCACCGTGTGCCCCTCAGGGGCCTCCCACCCGAATCCGCCGTTCGTGCCGATCCGCCGCCGCCTGGCGACGCCGACCTCTATGGCCAGCTCCGGGTCGGACAGGTGGGTCATGGTGTGCTCGCGGATCGCGGCGTCCGTCATGGCGTGGGCGGTGATCGCGTCGGCCGCCGACGGCGTCCAGACGACTTGACCACGCATGCCGGCATCGTGGAGCCGGTCCACCATGTCGCCCGCCGCGCTCTTGCCCTCGACGACAACCTGCGCCCACCGGTGCCGATGCTCCAGCAGGTAGTCAACGATCCACTGGACACCCTCCCCCATGGGGCGTACACCCACGAGCTCGGTATGGATGCCGGCGTCGGCACGGCCAGCACGAGCCAGGCCAGCGGTGGCGCCGTCCACACTGAATCGGACGGCGGCACACCAGCGGGTAGCGCCAGACGGTGCCCTGGTCCCAGGGATCTCGCAGGCCACCCAGTCGCCAGCGTCGATCGCCAGGCGCGTGGTGTCGCGGTCCCAGATGCCCAGGCCCTCGCGCCGGAAACTCTCCGGCCCAAGAGCGCGCTTCATGCGCAGGATCGCCGCTTCTGGCGTCCGGTGAGGGTAGGAGGGGTTGGCCTTACGCCACTGGGCACGATCCTCAGGATCGGCGTCCTCGTCGGCAGAGAGCTCGACATAGGTGCCATCCTTGACATCCCCGGCCAGTGCCTCCCGCCGGAAGTTCGAGAAAGCCTCGGACGGGTCGGTCGGCTTCGGCGGTGTCCCGAGGCGCAGGATGAGCGGGTTCCGGGCCGTGTTGGTAGCGGGGACCATGTCATCCAAGGCTTTCTGGCCGAGGATCTGGGCCTCATCGAAAACAATGACGTCAACGCCGGCGAATCCTCGACCGAATCCACCTTCTCGAGCCCCGAACAAGATCCGGGACCCGTTCTTGAACGTGATCTCCTGCTGCCCGTTGGCCTGCCGGACGCGCTCGACGTATGGGGCCACCTTGGACTTCCTGGCCGTCCCCTGCATGCTCCGGAAGGTCTCGTCGGCCGTCCTGGTCCGGTGCGCCGTCCACAGGACGAAAAGGTTCTTCTCCAGGGTGCACAGGGCGAAGACGATGGCACCGATGGTGTAGGTCTTCCCCGTCTGCCTCGGGATGCTGACCTGCACGCCGTCGATACCGGCCGCGTACAGGCCATCCTTGCGCTTCGCCAGGATCACCCGCCCCAGGCCGTCCTGCCACCGGTCGAATCCCAAGCCCATGCGGGCACACCGGTCACGCACAGGCGGCCACCCGGTCAGCGGGGCCTCCGGGTAGATCAAGTGGCGGGCGACCTCGGACAGGCGAGGCTCAGACGGCCTCCCACTCCTCGTCTCCGGCTGCCTCGCCACCCTGGACCCCCTCCTCACGCTCCGCAACATCCATGGACCGCAACTCTTTGTCGATATCCACCAAACGCCGAGACAACGCAGCCAGATCACGCGGCGGAGTCCCAGGATCATCAATCGTCTGCGCAATCCGCGCCCGCAACGTCATCAGGACATCCTTAGACGAGCCATCCTTGACGGCCTGAGCCACCGTAGAGGGAGCTGACTTACGACGCGGCTCATCCGCCTCGGAGACGACTCGCAATGACGCACCCATAACAGCCTCCTCTCAGGCATAGGCAACCCCGATAGGGGCACAGTGGTTGATAGATAAAAACGGTGGGGAGAGATTTCGCTATGCCCACGAGACAAGAGGCAATATCGTATGCCGTCTTCTGCTTGAAAAAAAAAAAAATAAAGCTGTGTCTGAAGATGATTCATATAATCCACAAGATACTTCTGATGTGGTACAGACAGATTATACA